CTGCTGAATAAGAGCCATTAGCTGCACTAGCAAATGATGTTCCACGCTGCCAGATGTTCATGTCACCATTGATGATCTTATTCTTACCTGCTTGACCGAAGCCCACATTCCAGAGTGATGTGTCAATAGCATCGCCCAATGCGCGGATGTCCTGTGCGCCATTTTTAACAAGGCTTGAGTTATCTGGCTCAGCCCATCCATAGTTCGGTGATAGTGCCATTTAGGTTAGTGCTCCTGTCGCATTTGTCCATGTAAGTGTACCATTTACGCCCGTCCAGATTAGAGAGGCTGGAATAACTGTTTCCCATTGAGTCGTACTGAGTGAGAAGTCTGTTGCTGAGACATAAAGGGTTATGTCCACATAAGTAGGGGTGGCGTTAAGTGCCACATTTTCCACAAAGCCGTCAAAGATTCCACCTAATAAATTGCTAGGCAGATTGTTGATCTGCACAGGCTGACCAAAAAAGACCCCGATGAGGTTGTCAAGCATCGCACTCGGCATGTCTGGATTATCTAGACGAAAGCGAATAGCACCTAATGATGCCCGAGGCGTAGCACGCAATTTAAGCTCTCTAGAGGCGATATCGGTGATGTCTGCAAGGTTCTTGATGTTTGAGTCCACCGAACGCTCAAAAAGCCCGTAGGTGGCTATAGAGTCTGTGTCAGAGGTACTGTAGGTGCTTCCATATCCTGTGGCGTATTTGTAGATAAGGCTGTTACGGATGCGAGCAGTCTGAGTTGTTGAGGTGATAGAGGTTGGTGTTGCATATGCGCCATCGAGGTTAGTAAAGCCGTTTGCTGCGAGATAGTTAGATCTGTGGTCTGCATCGTCATAGGAAACATCTCCGTCTTTTTCCTCGTAGATCGTTCCAAGCGCGCTAGTGGCAATTTGATCTGCAAGGGTTTGGCTTTTAGCCGTGGCATTAGCAGCAAGGGCAATCATGGTGTAAAAGCCTGTGTCGATTGTGCCGATGTAAGACTCAGCATTGTCCCATGTAACATCTGCTGGATATGTATCCCATGTCACAGTCGGAGTTATCTCAGCCCATGACAGGTTAAGAGCTGCACCGAGGATCGCGCTAATCTGTGCACCATCTAATCCTTCGGCAAGTGCTGTGTTATAGACAGCCTTAGTCAGACGAGCAAGTGAGCCAATGCCTAGAATCGTGCCAGTAGTAATGTAGCCAGTTTCTTCAGGGCTACGCACACCGATGTTAAAGTCTGAGACTTCTCCACCGAATACTGTTACATAAGTCCCTGTGCTGTTTTTAAGCTCTAGAGTAACTGGCTCTGTGACATTAATGGTGAAAGGTGCATTGGTAGCATTGATGATCTCTACTCGGCAGTAACCTGCTGTGCATTGCCTATCAATGTCTAAGCGACCAGATGCAAACGACACAGAGGTGACAGTCGTATAGACATCATCACCTACTGTTACGCGCCACTCTGGTAGCCATGTCATGCGATTGTTAGCGTTCCTCTGTCTCGTGCTTCACGAAGTACATTGTCAATAGCTTCAGCAATAGCATTAGGGTCACCGATGCCCGTGTTAATGGTGATGTTCATGTCTGCATTTTCTTTCATGCGGAATCGAGCCGCATCAAAGGACGATCCTGCACTAATGCCTGTAGTTGCTAATTCACGCATTCTAGCGATCTTGGCTTGTTCATCGACTAGGTTACTGACAGGGGTTGATGCGTTAAACATCATTTCATCAATTTGTTCTTTAAGCTTAAAGTTAAGTGCCGTTCCAACCTGTGTCTGTTTGCGAAGGTCAATTAAAGACTGCAAAGCAGGGTTAGTAGGTACAGCAGCAGCACCGCCAGCACCGCCCCCGCCTGTACTTGGTGAAGGCGTGGTCTTTGAGCCAGTAGAAGCGAGATTAATTTTAGCCAATAAAGCCAAAGCGGCTTCTAGATTAGCAAGATTGATAAGATCTTTAGGCTTTAAGCTGTCTAGCAAGGACTTGATGTCTAGAAGTTTAAGATTCTGTGCACCTAATGTTCCCAACACTTTAAGATCAGCATTGAGTTTGTTAGTAGCAGAGATAATAGCTGCTTCGTCTTTAGCAGCGATAGCATCTTCTAAAGCGAGGATGGAACGCTTAACATTCAGGCGAGCCGTATCGTTAGCAATCTGCAAGACCTGCGATGATGTGGTGGCTTTGCCTAAAGCCTCTGCCTGAGATGTAAGAGCTGCTGCAATCTGAATCTTGTCTAAGTCAAAAACTTCTTCACCCTTGCTAAGAGCCAGATTAGCTTTGTCGATGGCTTGCTGAATTCTCTTATCCTTGGTGATCTTGCTTTGTGCGACTGCTTGTTGCTGAGTCAGTTTAGTGATCTGTGCTTGTTGTCTGACTTGAGTTTGACCTGAAACAGTCATTGGAGTTGTAAAAGGTTTTGGTTCTATGCGTGATGCCGCACCTAGTCTAGTGATTGCACCTAAAGGTCCCGCAGATAATGAACGCTGAAACGGTGTAAGCAGTAATCCAATCAAGGACTTTGTTTCGCCACTAACCTTGAATGTGCCAATCTGTGCTAAACCACGAAGGAAATCTGCTGCACCAAGTGCTGCTCTTTCCATATCATTTGCAAGATCATCCACGGCTGTGTTGCCACCAAGTGTGCCAAGTGCATCAATGATGCCTGTGCCGATAATCTCTTGGACATTGGCAGATGCAACGGCAAGCTTGTCCATCGAACCTTGGAAAGTATTTGCTGCCGCTGTTGCTGAACCCTTGAAGGTTTGTGCAAGATCTGTGGTTATGTCATAGAAAGACTTAGTCTTAAGGTCTGCCTTTGAGATACCAACACCTAAACGAGAAAGTGCGGTGTTGTTTCCCAGATATGCACGACTAAGCGCAGCTGTGACTTTCCCCAAATCATTGCCGGTCGAAGCAGAAATATCTAAAGCAAGATTGAGCAGTCTTTGTGTTTCTGCTGTGTCCCGTGTTGCTACTGCTAAAGCCTGATACGCAGGGCGCAACTTGTCATCGATGATGCCAAACTCGCTCTGAAGTCTTTGGATGAATCCTTCTGCACTAGCAGCATCGCGCTCTAGTCCAACATTCTTAAGAGCTAAGGCTAAACCTTGTTGTGCCTTTTGATCTGCTGCTGCTGCTTTGACGGCAGCCTTGCCATAGGCTAAAACTGCTGTTGTGCTAAAAGCCAGACCAAAAGCACCTGCTAGTTTCTTAACATTCTTGGTGAGTTGATCTGTGGCACTATCTGCTTGCTTAAAGGCTTTATTGCCTACGAACTCCGCGGCAATATCAATTAACACATTAGCCATGATTAGCCTCTCGCTCTTGCATTGAGTTTATCTGCCGCATTTTTAATAGCTGCCAATACTGCTTCTCTAGCCTTGCCATTGTTTTCTTCGTAAGCACGAAACAAAGCACGACCTTCCATCTTGTCGCGACCCTTCATTTGAGAGCCGTACTTACCTTGTTGGTTTTGTACGAAGCGACTGCTTGGAGTTTTGCGACCCATAGTCTCGTAGATTGCTCCAGCAGCACTTTTGTTAAATACGCGAGCAAGAGATCTAAAACCTTTGCGGTTTGGCTTGGATGGTGTTGTCTTATAACCAATGCCTGACTTAACGATTCGAGCATTGTAACTAGGAAAGCGAGCCTGTGAGCCTTCACGGGCTAACCAGCCACTAAGGACTTGACCATCATCTGGCAGATAACCTTTAGCAGCTTTTGTAATTGGCTTAAGAGCTGCTGCAACCTCTTTAGGTAAAGCCTTGGCAAGGTCAGGACTAAACTGGCGTAAAGACTTTCTAAGAGCGACCGCGCCCTTGACGCTTGCTGGCATCGCTCACCTCTTTCGCTTCATCCTTGAGCCCTTGCACTAATGCATCGAGCATGGTCTTATCTAGATCTAATAACTGCTGTGGCGCGATTCCCAATCTAATGCTTAGCCTAGCGATTAGATAGGTGAACGGAAGATCGCGCTTTAAGCTAAAGGGTCTGAGTCTAATACCTCAACACTCTTAAGTGTCTCGATAAAGTCAATCCCGAAAGGCTTAACAGATTCACCTGATCTGCGTGTTACTTCCCATGCTAACCAATAGACATCGCTCTGCTTTTCTTCATCGCGGAACGCCTTATGGAAGCCCTTTTTAGCGTACTGCTCGAATGAGTACTCCACCGCTGGAGTGATCTCGCCTTCTAATACGCTTCCGTCTGTACGAACTATCTTTAGTTTTGCCATGGTTTGCCCCTTTGTTTAATTGATTAGAATGTGCCTGTTGATGCTACTGCGATTGTTGAGTTAGCAGTAAATGTGATCGACTGTGTGCCAATGTCACCAACAGCACCGTTGATGTCTGTTGTGTTATTGACTAGCAATGAGACTGTGTACAGAGGGTTAGTCGCTGAGACTGCTGTTCCCTTTGTCTGTAGGAATACAGCTGTGACTGTTGTTCCCCATGCAGCCTGTAGTGTTGCCAATACATTCGCAGATGCTGTGTCATTTAGGAAGTCGATTGTGACTGTTGATGACTCTAGACCCTTAACGAACTTATGAGAGTTATCTCCCATAGCCGTTACTTCTAGCTCATCGAATACGCGGTTGATTGTTACTGCTGTTACATGGTCTGAAAGATCGACTGAGTTAATCTTCACACCTACATTGTTATTTAGAAATACAGCCATGAGATTATTCCTCGTCCTTCTTAGTAGTTGCTGGCTTTGATACTGCTGGTGCTACCTGCCCGATCTTGATCAGGAAGGCTTCATTCTCTTTTTCCCACTCGGACATTTTAACTCCAACTCGTAAGGATTGATACGGACATCTCGCAGCTGAGTAGGTCTCCCGAAGCAGCGTTGAGAATACTAGGTGCGCTGATTGCGCTTACATTATAGGTTAAAGATGATGCAGCGAGTTTTGCGAACACGCCACAGACTGTATCTTCTATCCCGTTTAGGTTGCCTTCATTGTCGAATAAAGGCACAGTCATAATAATCTTGAAGTTAGCCATTGGGCTAATTGAAATGTGTTGATTGTTGCTTGGCGTTAAGTAAGGATCATCTGGAGACACGATCACAGAGTTAGCAAGTACTGTGGCAGGTGGAAATGCAAAAGTCTGCCACTTAGCGTTATCGACTAGAGCGGTTGCTAATGTAGTTCGGAGAGTAGTGACTGCAACTGGCATTAGCCCACCATTGAGCGAGGGTCTAGTGCATGCGCGATTAATCCTCGCACCTTAGCGAGAAGCTGCGCGCTCATTCGGTAAGGGCTTGGCTGGAAATCGACAGCGTTAGAACCTGAAAGGGTAGCGGTTCGCGCTTGCCAGATTTCAACAGATATCATTAAAGCTGCTTGCTGAATTGCTTTATCTTCTGCCCAGTCCACATAAGTAGAAGCTGTGACAGTAGCAAAAGGATTAAAAGGATGGTAAGGCGTGTCTGTTACATGGTTTGTCGTAATTGTAAAAGTGCGACCGCTTACGCCTGTAATTGTCTTATTGCCGTTGAAATGGGAACCAGCGTTTGTAATTACTACGCTTTGGCCTACATAGTAAGTCTGTTCAACATTCTGGTCGAAATACATTGTTCCGACTGTGCCAACGTTTGAGTGAGCGATAGAAAAATTAGTGTTAGCCCATAGCATGGGAAGTAGGACTGCATCTGTGGCATCGCATACTTCCTGCAAGGTGGCATCTGGGTACAGCGTACCGACTCCGAGTGTTGATCGAAGCTCTGCGACTGTTGTGAGTGCCATTCCTTGTCCTTTCTAAAGACTCTAGGGGATCAGAGGGCTACTGACCCCCTAGAGCGACTTAGTTTGTTATTACTGCTTGTTGTTCTTGAATGCGCCTGCTGCAACCTTAGTTGCGATTGCGCCGAAGCCGTAATAACCGATTGTTACCTGACCTGCTGCTGTTGATTCAGCGCGTAGGCGGTATGTTGGTGATTCGTACCATGTGTAAGCATCTGGGTTCACGATGAGGATTGTTCCATCGCCATCGCCTGCGTTTGTTGGATCAACATAGAGGTTGAGTCCTGCAACGTTGCCTGTTAATGATGTAGGTGCAACTGCTCCGCCTGCGTTCATTGGTTGTGATGCTGTGTAAATTGGGCGTCCTGCATCGTTTAGAGACATGATGTTTGACCATTGTCCTGTTGATACGACCATGTTACGAGCAAATGGGTTAGGAAGTCCTGCTGTTGCTGCATAGACAGAAGCTGAACCGCGAGCAACTACACCAAGCAACTCTGCTGCTGTTGGGTATGTTGCTGTGGTTGTGCCGTCTAGTGTTGCACCTGCGATAAGTGCAGCGTTAACTGCTGCGTTTGTTGTCTTTGCGTAAGCTGCTGCCATGTTGCGCACTAGCTCGTCAAAGAATGCTGGAGATGTACGGTCTAGCAATTCGACAGAGAATGTCTGTTGTCCAGCGTACTTCTTAACAGATACTGACAAGAACGCTGAGTTCTGATCTTGCTCTGTAAAAGCTGCATCTTCTGCAACTTCGCCAACTGTAGGCATCTGTGTAATCTTTGGAATCTCAAATGTCATACCTGCATCTGGCAAAGCACCGCGTGAGATTGCATCGATTGACGGACGGATTGTTGTACCCAATGGGTTGATGATTTCAGATAGTTGGCGTGTTGGTACTAGACCAGCGTTATCTGTTGTGTTGTCTGCTGCTAGTAGGTACTGACGAGCTGACTCGTCACCTAGTGCCGCACGGATTGTGTTTTCTGCATACTTAGCTGCTGTGATCTCAATGCGTGGCTTTGTGTAGTATGCTGCTGAAACAGTTGGACGAGCAGCTTCAACCGCTGGAGCCTCAACTGGTGTTGCTTCGACTGCTGGAGTGGTTTCTTCCACGGTGGCTGTCTCGCTTTCTGTTGGTTGGATTGTTTCTTCTACAGCAGATTCTTCTGCTGCAATATCAGTAACCTGAGCAGACTTAAATGCTGGCTCTGTTACTAAACTTACTTCGACCAAGCGAGCAGCGGATACATATGTCACGCCATCCTT